GTGTTAAAGCGGCATCAAAAAAAGCCGCCCCTCTGCGTAAATTGCACGATTGGCACAATAACCTCAGATTTGAATCCATATCGCTGCCGCCTTTGGATTTTGGGATTATATGATCGACATGCATTTGACCCTGATCCTGACCACATAACTGGCAAACCTGATCACGTTGAATTATTCGCTTGCGAATCTCACGCCATCGGCTAGTGCTGCCATTACGCCATGCTTTAGACATTACCTCACCAACCTCTGAACGTTATCCCACGGCTCACGATCAATAATCCTTTTTGCAATCTGCATTCGTTTATGGTGTTTTAACAATACATCATTCGGGCATGGATGTTCACGTTTTGAATTGCCCGCAATCAATAATGGCAATGCAGTATCAAACACAATCAATTGGGTTTCAATCTCCAGGCGTTTAGCAATGGCTAACCAAAACCCACGATGATGCGCAATGGTATGAGTGCCATCTGCAATAATGTCTTTTCCATTCTTAGCAGCTGAAATGGCTTTCGCCCTAATTGATGCCATGAAATAATCCACATCTAATTCACGATTTACACGCACCAATTCCGTTGAATAAATGTGTTCAAATCCAGTTTTGTTTTTTTGCACCCAGGTAGTTTTCCCTGCTGCTGGTGCCCCCATTAATACCGTTATCATTAATAATGTTTATGCTTTAACCAATAAGCCCAGGCATTGCAAGGCGTTTGATAACGATCTTTGATATAACGCACTCCCCATTGAATTTGAGTGTATGCATCCATAGTTTTTAATTTTTTGTTTTTCATTTGTGGAATGCCATATGCACCACCTGATTTGTTATGACTTGCAGGATTCCAATTGCTTTCCTTTGTCCATAATTTTTCCAGGCATTGAAATTCCTTAAAATCAATAATCAATGAATGTGCATATAGTTTGTAATAATCACTGGGTGTTTTTGACCAACTTTTTTCCACGCTGGTCATTTGCAAAATGCAAAGACATAAAGCCCCCATAAGGATGCCGCACCTGGAGATTTTATGCCCTGCATCTCCAGCGGGCATTGGCGATCCTAATGGCCTTGTCAAGTCCTTAGCAAAACCCCAGGTCACACGCAATGAAATTTTTTGACTGCCGGGATTCTGATTCAAATTGATGTCCATCCAGGATAATCTTTACCAGGGTTTTCAGCCAACCATTGATCCCTGAGCTGATTTTGTTTAGCCCAATCAACATCATTTGCTAAAATCATTTTTACTCCCAGTGATCCGCATCCCTGGCATTCCATAAGTTTTAGCCCAGGTGGTAAATCATGCAAATCATCATTGAAAACTTTCCAATCAGTTTTTAATGTTTTGACATTGCTGCCACTGGTTTTTTCAATGTTCAAACAAATGCTGCATTCAAATTGATGGGTTTGCATAATTGCTCCTTTGTAAATTTTCAATTGGATTTAAATTGATCTGACTGACCCACCAGGCATCATCCTTAGTGTGTCGATATTTAGGCCGCTTGGCCTGACTTACTGGCAACCAACCAACCACCCTTAAATTAGGAGATTGGCCGACCACTAGCACTGCCACATCGGTATCACGATCTTTAGGATGTATCACCAAATGCCCACCCATCCATCCAGTCCACTTGACCTCAATATTGTCACCAATGTCAGCGGTGGATTTAAAGGTGTTTGCCGTTGGCACGAAATCGCTAATGCCCAGGGATTTGGCGACTGCTATTTCACCAGCGACTGCACCCGATGCTGCCATGATGTCGGTGAAATAATTGCCAGCGTTTGTGACAATAAATGAATGAACATGGCCATTGCGCTTGGAATATTCGGTGCGCTCCAGGCCAACCCTGGCCGCCAATATTTCATCAGCCAGGGTCAGTTTAATGTCAATCATTTTTGATGATTCTTTAGGTAGCAGCCACGGCAAATGATGAATCGACTGTCCACGATTCTGATCATGTCACGCATTGCAAATGGCTCAAAACATGAATCGCAATTGGTTGCGCCCTTATCGCCCAGGATTTCACCTTCGGCAGTAATGTGAACGGTAACGCCATCTCTTGAAATTGATATGCCGCCCATGTTAATTCCAAATCGCTTTGCAGGTGTTTGTCTTTGATCCACAAACATATCCTGAATAAGGTTTGCCAGTTTTTGCATTGACACCTGATTTGGCCAACATGTATCCATGACTGCATTGAGGTGATTCACCTGGTTGAGTATTGGTCAAAACCTGCTCAACTAATCCATCGAGTGATTCACCAAATGATGGGAAATCCTCATTTTTAGCTGGTGGCACCACTGTCAGATTAACCCTGCGCATTTCCTCAGCGGATGGGCGGGGAATGCCCTCACTGAATTTGCTAATTGATCCAGTGTGTAGGCTGCGGCCAATTGCTGATGTGGTGCAATTTTCCAATGGAAACTTATTTTGCATGGTGCGAAATTCCTCAGCAAAATCTGTTGCAAATGGAATCATGTCATTGGTGTCACGATATAGATCGCACTGCACGATATACCTGGTGCCATCCTGAAAAATCAGTTTGACATCAATTCGGCCACTTGGCCAACGCACCCAAAATTTTTCAATGCGTTCGGCAACCGTTTCATAGTTATCTAGTGGCATCATAAACCCTTGAAACTACATCACGGCTGACGGCTAAACCCCTGGCAAACCCACGCCTGCTGCCCTGGGTATCGCCCCGTTTGTAACCTAGTTTAAAGCCCATCAATGAGCCAATTGCGACCCCAAAAACTAGGGCTGCACCATTTATCATTTCATTTGTCATTTATTGCTCCCGATCTGATCCCCCGCCCGATACGGTGGATTAGAATCAGTATGGCAGCCCCCGCTGACACGTGGCAATGACCGACATGCGATCAATCGGTGTTTTTGGGCTTATCCTTTGATTTCAGGCCATTTCCAGCCAAAACACCACCTAATGAACCAGTCAAAAAAATTGCCAGGGTTTTCAATAAATCGATAAATGCCGCATCATTTGGAGCCTGGGCACCAATTGGCTGGGTGACAAAAATCAGCGCATAAACGATCCCAATTGTTACCGTCAAAAAGGTAACGGCCAGGGTGATTCCAATAATCAAAATCAATCGTGCGTGAATGTCTTGGGGGTCTAATTTATTTTTTTGCTGTTGGGGCGTTTCCCAATATCTCATCAGTGCAGGTGCCAGTGACCTTGCATTGCGGTGGTGTGCATTCGGGTTTTTGCCAGTTTTCATATTCTTGGCATTCATATCTGACCCAGCCATCATATCCACATCCTGAAAGGGCTGATGCAATTAACACCAGCCCAATCAATTTTTTCATTATTTTGTCTGTATTCCAAAACTTGAATCATTTGGATTTAAATATCGCATGATGACTGGAACCAATGCTGCAATTCCACCCATTGCCATTGCTTTTAAATCTCCGCCTGCCATATACACGGCAAGTGCCGCTGCGATATAACTGCGCAACCAACTTGCAATTAGTAGTTTTGTTTTTTCCATTTTCAGCCCTTCTTTAGGTTTAGTTTCTCAATCAATTTGGCGCATTCCGCCTCATTGACTGAAACCTCAAAATGCATTTCATCTTTTCGGGTTTTGTAATCTCCACCCCATCGCAATCCATATTTTTTGCATAGTGCCTGGATCATTACGGTTTGCATTGGTGTAAATGTGCCTGCATGACCCAATGGATGTTTTGTCGCATTTAAATCAATTGCAGTGCCTGATGAATGATTGCTTAGATTGTCAGATGATCCACGCACATTTCTAAAACAATAACCCCAATCGTCCAATTTGCCTTCATCGATTGGCTCAATGTGTTCATGAAATTCAGCTGCAAATGTGACCAATAACGGTGCAACTTTTTCAGCGCATCGCATTTTGATTTTTGTGCCAGGCACGGCAAATGACTTGATGCCAATTGCCGCCTGATCCTGGGATGCTGGCCAACCATTTTGACTTTTAATTTGCATCATCACACTTCCCTAAGATTGTGCTAACTCAGTAAAAGTTTTGCTTCGTCTGCGGTGATGCCTAAGCGGTCTAATAGGGCAGCCTTTGCGTGTGCCTTTGCTTCGGCTTCGTTTGCTTCGGCTTCTTGCGCTAAACGAGCATCGGCCCATTGGTCAATGGTTGCTTCGTATTCCTCAGCAGATAAATCGGTATAACCAACATCATCTCCACCAACTTTCAAGGTTGGAAATTCTTTTTTTAACGATTGAATCATTTGGTTTTTAGTTGTCATTGTTATACCAATCCATAAACGGCGATTGTGCCATATATATTTGTTGATGATGATTTCAAAAGAAAACCTGTATAGGTTCTTGCTGTTGATTGGGAACCAAGCACTATAAAATGTTCGTTAGCATCCTGATTTACAAACATTCCCGAAAGTGCAGGTCTTTCACTAGAATTTCCTACTTTTTGCACATCGAATATTCCCGTACTAGGGTAATCTGACCATCCTAATTGAGTGGATAATATTATTTGGTTTGTGTTAGCAGCATTACTGTTCGTTATTGTTGTGGTGTTAGTTTTAACCATTAAAGTATTGGCATAATAATCTGATATTTGTGTAGTTGGTCCTGCATATCTGAATTGAAAATACAGATCATCTGTTTGTGTTGCGGCATATATATTTTCAATAACAATTTGATAAGATTTATATGACGAAGTAAATACACCATCAAAAGTTGTGCCAGTATTTGCAACGTTTGAAAATGATGCTCGTTTAACTAAAGCCATCGCACCGCTTGAAGGTGCAGCCCATTTAAGCCCAGTAGCGGTTGAGGAATCTGCTGTTAAAACTGTGTCATTTGCACCGACTGCTAAACGTGCAAAAGTATCTGCACCAGTTCCACCAATTAAATCACCCTTAGCATCGATTGCAGTTGCCATTGAGTTAGTGACTGTCACGTCACCTGATGTGCCGCCACCTGAAATTCCAGTGCCTGCGGTCACGCCTGTAATGTCACCAGGATTTGCTGCAACCCAGGTGAAATCTAAATCAGTGTTTGATGTTTTACTTAATATTTGGCCAGTGGTGCCGCCTAATAAATCAGCAAAATCTGAATCAACTGCCTGACCAAAAACCTCAAAATCAGCTGGCAGGTCAGTCACCAAATCTGTTGGTGTTGGCATTTGCCATCCAAAATTGCTTGTTGGATTACTCATATTTTTCCCCTTACGCCACTATCGTGGCATTTTCCCAATCTAATGTTGGTGAAATTGTATTCCATAACTCAGTGCCAGGCACATCATTCCAGCGCATGGCGTTTAATGAATATGCCAATGGTGAAAATAACGGTGTTACTGAAATTTGATTATAGGCCGCCCTGAATGTCCAACCCTCAACAAATCCTGCAAATGATCCTGCATTCATATTGAGTGGCAAATCAGAAACAAAAACTGGCATTCCCATGAATATATTGATCAATGAATCCCGATCAGCATCACTTAATTCAGGGTTTGTTAATTCATAAGTAATTGATGAAAATATTGGCTGGGGCTGTTTTCTTAATGCAATGTAAAAATCGGCCTGATCCTGGGCATCGGGTTGATGCCTGATTGTGGTGCTTATGATTTGACTAAGGGTGCCAAATGTGGCAATTGAATCAACATCCGATGCTGAAACCTCAGAATTGCTATTTTGACCATATTTGATTGTAATGTTATTTCGCACATCTCCAGCCCTGGTTTGAATTTTAATTGAATTTGCTAATGCTTCATTGGCTGATAAATCAACATATCCATTGGTGGATAAATAATTTGTTCGATGTGTTGAATCAGCATACCCAATTTGGCCTGATGCGGATTCATAAATGTAACCCAATCCTGACGTTGCAAGTGCTGAAACCAATGAATAAACATCAGTGCGGCTTGATGATCTTTGTTCCAATTCATAATTGCCTGGCTGATCAATTTCACCTAATCCAGTATTTTCAGCATCCTGCCACTGCACTGCTGGATCATAAGTAGCCCAGGTTTCAGCTGCTGGCACGGCATTCCATTGCGCAAATAAAACCTGACTCAAAATTGTATAGATTTGATCTCCATCAAAATTATGATTTAAAACGCCATTAGTTAAGGCTTTAGGTAACCTTGCCAATGCGCCCAATGCAATAATTGTGATTCTTTGTGCATAAGCAACTTGGCCTGCATCAGATATTGAAACCGCAACATCAACAATTGATCCACCAAAAATTGGAATAAATGTGGCAGTTGAATCCTGCAATTGAACGCTGATTGAATCATTGATTTGTGCCACGATTGGAGATTGATCCAAATTGATCAATTCAATGTTTATGTAACCCGCTTGGGCTTGCTCATAAATATTTGTTCGGCCGCTGGTAATTGTTAAATTGGATAAAATTGCATCGGTGTAATCAATCCCGGCAATTTCAACTTTCCAAATTGGATTCCATAAAGTCATTACTGAATCCCAGCCAATAATCCTGCGCCACGTGTGCCCCGATAAAATGAATTATTTAAACTATCAACGATCACCCTTGCGGTGGCTTCGGGATCACCTGCAACACCAATATTCACGGTTATATCGCCCCTGGCTTCAGGTGGCAAATTTCGCAAACCCCTACCAGTTAATTCTCCACTTGATGTAAATAATGCAGGCATGTCACGCATTCCATTGATTATTGGTGAATCAATTTTTGGCACTGTTGAACCGCCCGCAACTGGTGTGAATTGTGATGTAACTGATCCGCCTGAAACTGATGATGGGGTTGATTGACCCGCTAATGGGTTGCCCTGGTTGTATGTAAAATTTGAGGATGGTTGCCCAATTCCGTTTAGATAACCAATATCAGCACCAGGTTTAATTAAATTGATTCCCCTGATGACGGTGTTGATTGAATCGATGATAAAATTGATAATTGGTGTCACCGCTCCCAAAATGGTGCCAAATGCGCTAATTATTGCGGATGCGGCTTTTGCGCCAACATCAACCAAAAATCCAAAAACTTTGCCCAATATTGGCAAAACATAATCCTGCATTAAATCAATAAATGATTGAAAATTTTCTCGATTGTTATCAATTGCAGTTTTAACGGTTTCCCAACCATCCTTAAATTTGTTCACAATTGGCACGCCATATTCAAACAAATAACCAATGAACCGCTCAATGATCGGGAGCAATGCGGTGCCAATTGATTCTTTTGCTTCATCAAATCCTTGTTTTAAACGATCAATTCTGCCTTGAAATGTTTCAGCATTACGTGATGCCGCTCCACCATAAAGATTGCTCAATGCAATTTGAGTTTGTGTGAAATCCATTGCTTTTAAATCTGCTGCTGATAAACCAATGCCTAATTTTGCTAGTTTTGCATCTTGGCCTTCATAGGATTTTGCCAGGGCTTCGGTCACCGTTGCCAAATCTTTTCCAGTGCCCTTTGAAACATCCAATGCCAAATTTAATAATTTTTGTGATGAATTAACGTCTTTAGTGGTGACTGACAATCTCTGGAATGCGTTTCTTAAATCATTATCGGCAACACCAGTGGCCAATTGAGTTTTTGAAATATAATCCTCAGTCGCTTTGATTTGATCATCGGTTGCACCAGTTGCAGTTTTTAACGCATTGGCCAATCTCAATTGTGCGGCTTCATCCTCAATCGCTGATTTAACGCCATCAATTCCAATTTTGACTGCATAAGCGGCTGCTGCGGCTGCGGCTGCGGCAAATGCCAATCCAACTTTTTTGCCAACATCGCCCATTTTGTCGCCAAAACCCTGGACATCTTTTTCGGCTGATTTTAAATTATCGGTGAGTTGCTTGGTTTCAGCTAAAATCGCAAGTTTTAAAGTGCGTGATCCCGTGGCCATGTCACCACTCCTTTACAATTTGATTAAATGCGGATTCCCATTGATCAATGATATATGGCTGGTTTTGACGTAATGTTGGATAAATAAACCAACCCCTGGAGCCACGGCCAAATTTGCCTGACCAACTTGGAAATTGTTTAAATTTGTTTGATCCAAATTCATATCCGCCCCATAATTGTTGGGTAGTTGCACCACCGCTGAATTTTTGTGCAGCAAATCCAAAACTGATTTCACCAATTTTGCTGGTTTTGCTGACCCTGGAACCTGATGCAATTCGATCATCCGCACGATTATCGGTAAAACTTGATGCATCAATAATTTTGCGCTGCAAATACTCTGCCAGGGCACTTGATGTTTTTTTAGCCTGGGCAATTGCTTCATCACTCATGGCTCCAAATGCCTTCATGATTGAGCGCAATTCGCCCTTATCATAAGTGATCAAATCAGTTGCCATTTTGCTGCTCCAATATCTCGACTGCTGTCAAAATTTGTTCAGCGGTTTCCCATTCACTCATTGGAATGTGCGTGGCAATTGCCAACTCAACCAATAAGCGGTTTAGGCTGCCCCGCTCGTATCTTTTGGGTTATCCACCCCCACGGTCACATCGACCACACCATCGCACCAGGCTTCAAATGGTTTAATTGGTTTTGTGGTCGATCGCTTCATGGCGTGATAAGCCAAAAACAATAAATCGCTAATCCCAATTTTCTCCTGGGCTTGGCTAATTATGTTTCCAGTTTCCCGCTCCCATTTTGCCCACTCAGGTGGTTGGGCAATATAGGTTTCGGTTTCCCCGTTTCCATATTCAATTTTAATTGGTAGTTTCATTTTGCTGCTCCCGATTCTTTTTTATAGTTGAGGTGTTGTCACGCAAGTAAATGACAATGAAACCGTTTGTGCATCAGGTGCGGTGCCGCCTGCTGATGGGAAAATTGGTTGCACATCAAATGTGAATGTTGATCCGCTTGCAGCAGTGAATGAAACTGCTAATGGTGTATTTGGAGCGGATTCTGCGGCAGTCCATAATGCATTGCATAATGATCCGCCTGCTGGCCAATCGGCCAACATCTCCACGGCAAACGTGCCCTGGGTGTCAGTGGTGTAATAAGCCTTGCCATCCAGTGTTTGATAAGTGTTGATTGTGGATGCAATGGTTAAGGTTGCGCTAGTTGCCTGGGCATCATATGAATCACCTGCAATGGTGAATGTGATGTCACGGCCAGTTATGATTGTAGTTGGCATTTTTTCTCCTATGGTTGATCTTGATTGTAATAAGTGCTGACTGAAATGTCTGCAATTAAAAGTGATGAGGTGTTCACGTTTGTAATGGTTGGGCGTTGAACATCGCCAACCACATATCCATCAGGCATTGCTCCCAAAATTTGAATTACTAATGTTTCCAAATTATCTAATGCACCAGGGTTTGAGTTATAGGCCACGGCAGCTGAAATCGTAAAATTGATTTTGACACTTACTGATGATTTTGAAATTAGCGTTGATTCCAAATAGGGTGAATCTGGAATAATTACACATGCTGGAGGGATTATCGCTTCGGGAACCCATCCATAAACTGTTGCGCCTATTGCACCTAATGCAGTGGCTAAACTATTGCGAACCTCATTTATTGATGCACTCATTGGGCAATTGTTTCAACATCAATGAATGGTGCTAACAAACCAAATTGGCGATTGATCATTGCACGGCCTGTTCGATAAATTGTTTGAGCAAAATCCACACCCTCAATTTGTGATCCAGGGGCAATAATTGCCTGGAAAATGTCGGTGCTTAAACCCAATAAAGCATTTTTAACTGCATCATTGCTTGCGTAAATCTCTGCCGCACTCGACCCATCAAGCACGGCAAGGCCAGCGGGGATGACTGGTGTGACCACTGAATCAGCCTCATTGACGGATGCTGCAAACATATACGCATCCAATGTTCGGGCATTGGCGGTGTATGTTGCATCAAGGTCACCACAACCAGTCACGATAACTGATTGACCCTCTACAAAAAAATTTGGGCGGATCGTGTAAAAATAAATGACATTCGATTTGATTTGATATGAATCAATGGCCGATGCATTTTGGGTCAGCAATGGCAAACAAATTGATTCAGCACTTGCAATAATTTGATCCAAATAACCATCAGAATATAGGGAATCGCTAACGCCC